TCCTCTAGCGATTAGATCTTTTTGCGCTGGAGTTAAATCCCTGCTATCAACAGAATTTTTGCCTGCTCGGTTAACCGTTTTAGGTTGACCGTTGTAGACATCGCGTACCACCTTTTTTTCGGTTTGAGCCGTCAGTGATTTGGCTATTTGAACTCCTAGATCCCCAGACTGAACCTTATGAATGAGGACCTGGTTCGCTAACCAGTCACGTACCGCTTGTTTACCTTCCTTTGTGGTAGTATCAAAGGCTTGACCTAAATAACCTGCATACTGCGACTTCAAAATCGATTCGACCTCTTCGTTTGAAACTTTTAACGAAACTTCCGTATCGCCGAATTTGTAGGGGACCTCCTTTAGCTGTTTAGCATAGGACTCTGCCTCGCTAAATGCTAATGTCTGTCTTTCCGCAATCTGTTTTTGATTTTGGCTCTTTAGCTCTTTTGCAAAGGTAAAGGGATTTTTAACAGTTTCAACATCTTTTTTAGTCTTTTCAAGCATTTCGATCGCGTCGATTGCATCAGACTTTAAAAGGGCTGTAGCGTAATACTCACCTTCACCTAAGTTATATTTTTCACGAATGGCTTCCTCGATAGTCGATTGGCCAAGACGCTTGAATTTATCTGGGTTCTTTACAGCCTCAGCAAGCACCAAGGCCTTGAGAGGATCTTCCATCAAACTGTCCGCTGTAGAAGATACAATTTGATTGGCAATTGTGGAATTAATTCCCTTCTTGCCAAAAGCTACCATTGTCTTAGCCTCCTCAATACCACCAAACGGATCGTCCGCTTCTTGGAGCAAAGCAATTCCCTCTTCAATATCTTTCTGCTTTTCAGCCAACTCCTGTGCTAAACCTTTATAAGAACGGAGTTGTTCGAACTCGGTCTTAAATGAGTCTTCGCTGTCGTACCCGTAAGCGGAAAACCACGGCGAATCTACCGGGTTAACCTCTTCGTTAACTTGTTCGTTTACTTGTTCTGCTACTTGATCGTTTACTTGATCGTTCACTTGTTCGTTTTGATTTTCTAATTCGTTCGTTTCCATATGTTTTATACTCTACCTGTGATTTCGTTTCCTAATTCTGACTCTAGTTGTGCTTCGAGTTGTATCTCTTGTAGCGCTTGCTGACCCTTGAGAAGTTGAACTTGATAGTTTGAGTCAGCCTTAATCTTAGCAAGCTGCTGTTCCTTCATAAGTTCCATGTTAGCCATCTCGCGCTGCTTCATGATTTCAATCTGAGCAAGCTGCATCGCGGTTTCACGCTTGGCTTGCTCGGTCATCATGGCTGACTGCTGCTGACCTTGTATTGTCTGTTGGAGCATCATCTGAGCGTGTTGTTCCTCACGCTGGCGAGCTTCTGTCTCTTCAGCTGCCATAAACCATAGCGCCTCATCTACATCGCCGTTCTTCAGCATTTGAGCCACACGCTCTACGCTTGAAGGGCTAAGAAGTACAGCGCCGTCTTTGGTTGGCATCTGAGACATCTGCATGGCGCGTTGGAGGATGGCGCTCTTTTCTTTCTCATTTGGAAGAACCTTGCATGATATAGCGAGCTGATCCAATGACAGACCCTCAATATCGTCAAGGGCGTTTACCATGGTCTCTCCAATAATACTTTCGTAGAACTCTCTTACCTTTGGGTCAAATTCAATATCTATACGCGCCTGGTGTATAATTCTTTCACCAAGTTTCTGTTTAAATTGACGCTCTGACTCTCGAAGAGGCCAGTTGGCGTGATTTCCGGCAACGTAATCAGCTTCCATTACCCCAACCAATCGCTCTGCTGACTGATCGGGACTTGCGGCCATTGCATCAGGAATACCCATCAAATCCTTAATCATCATCTGGATGTTGGCAATCTGAGAAAGCCACTCCTGACCCTGAGGGCCAAGACCATTGTCCATTTCGGTAAGTGGTTGAGAAACGTACTTACCGGTAGCCGCATTAAACTTAGTTGCGACAATCTGAATACCGTTCTGACGGTGGACGTGCATGAGATCGAATAGATCGTACTCTACACCCCCAATCTTGATGTTAGCGGCCTCACCGACATCAATTCTATATCCCTTTGGAGCAGCAGCCCATACAGCTGCTCGTAATTTTAGTACAGCAAACATCAAATCATCAAGCAATCCTTTCACGCTACGTGTGGGGGACTGCCCATTGATTCTGTGAACAACGTAAGAACTCATTGGAGAAAGACCCTTCTGCATCTGGTTAGGTTTCTTTTTCCATCCATAAATGCGGTCTTGACCCGTACCTGAAATAATATAAGAACCCTCGTACCAGTAGTTACAAGACACCTCTTCATAAGTGTCATTTGGATTCTTTTTCTTGTCCTCTACGGGCTTATTGTTTCGTAGATAGCTAGTGTAACCCTGCTTGTTTGTTCTTTCTACATACTGCTTATAGTCAGTAGAAAGATACTCAAACTTCAATACGTAAACCTTGAAGTCCATCCACACCCAACGGTTAGTTGTTGCGTCCTTTCTTTCAAATGCCCACTGCGGAATGTTTGATACATTCAATTGATATGGAACGTAAGATTTAGCCATCGATTGGATTTCTTCATCTCCAAAGCCAGCTTCTTTTAGTTCACTGTATATTGATTGAATCGTCTCAACTTGAATGTGACCAATTGCAACAGGCTCATCTTGGTTGTCTTCATTCCAAAGCATAACCGTGCGAGCAGGGTCTACATAATGAAACTTAACCTGTCCTGTAATTGAATCGTTATAGAGTTTAGCAATTCTAAAGTGGAAGTCAATAGCATCACGGTTAAACTCCATGCGCTCTCCAGCCCAATTTGACGCCCTGAAACCTGACTCAGCAAGTTTCTCCAAGGCAACCTCATACTTAGTTTTAAAAAAACCAAGACGTTCTGCCATCTCTAGCATGGTCTCGTCCTTAGGGACAAATGGCAACTTGAACTCAGGAAGCCCAAGCTCTTTCATCAGCGGATTCGTAAAATTCGCTTTAGCGTAGATATCATACTTGTTGCGCTTCTTTTTATTGATGATATTTTTATCAAGAGAAACACAGTCAAGTTTATAATCGTTATCTGCAAGAATTGATAAAAGAACATTCGATAGTTTTCGCATTGGAGAGAAAATGTCATAGCTAATGTTAGCCATTGCTTTTCTCTGAGCCTTAGTCATACCTCCCCTTGTGCCTCCAGTATCAGCCGCTGAGTTCACGCTTTTAGGGCCGGTTGGAGATCCGTTAGTAAACCAGTTTTTGTACTTGTCACTTGACTGCATCCCGGCGCCATAATTTCTTGTCTCCTGCATATCAGGAAGTTGGCTATAAGTAAAATAAGTTCCGCCACTACAATAACGTGAATAAAGCGCTCTCGCACATCGCAATCCAAAATCAGGCTTTAACTTGTCAACTTCTGGTACGTTGTCATTAGGAAACAACATCCCACCAGCTAATTGGGGCAATATCATATTTTACGAATTTAGTTAACCACGACAAATGTAGTAAATTTTTTATTAAATAGTTGAAAACAATCATTCTACATCAAACATTGTAAAACTTCCCTTTATATCTATGGGTTGATAAACCTCCTTGTAAAGATCTGGCATTCTGCTTTTTATGGCCCTCATGCACCAACCGGTTGCGGCGCACAAGTCATGGTTTGTCAAGTCATCTATACCCCTCATCTGACTCCACTCCTCAACTATCTCCCACATTTTCACATACTTAACATTGTTATTGAAGAATGTCATGATGTCTCCAGCCATTTCATTTTTCTCTGCCTCGCCCGCCCAAACACCCGGCCTATTATCCTGTTTGCCATCTGATCCTATATCCTTGAGAAGGTATCCATCAAATCCATTATCCCTAAAGTACTCAACTAAAGCCTCTCCGTCAGGCCATTCTGGGTATACGTATGCACCAAGAAAAACGGCAGCCTTTAACCACTCCTCGTGATACTCGGCCTTATCTTCAGTTTGTCTGTTATAAATCAAAATCCAGTCATTACTCACCCATTCGTTTCTAGGCTTGTTATCTGGATCTACCTGACTGTCTCGCTTATAGAAAACCGCTGCGGCTGCGTTAGACTTCTTCTTACCAACAGTGTTTCGCTTGTGGAATTTAACGGGGTCACAACAGAGGAAAAACTTATTCATTACCGATGGATCTGGAGCATATATCGGTCCACGTGCTTTTGGCGGGATGTATCCCTCCTCTGGGGTAACAACAGTTTTTCTGTTACGCTGTTCGTGCGGGGGCAAATAGCTCATAGTCCAACTTCCCTTTGGATCATTATCCACAAATACATCTCCACCAAACTTGTCCCCCATCCACTTGAAGTTGATATTCGTGGTGATTGGAGTGCGTGAAAACTTGAGTTCAGATATGCGGTCACGCATCTTTTCGATAGGCATACCCATATCCTTGGGAATCACGGCGAAGGCTTGCTTCCAGCTCATTGGGAAGTTCTGCTGTAACTTAATTAGCTTCTGCCACTCACGCTTGCGCTCGAAATAGTCCGCCTGGTTTAACAAGTAAGACTTAGCTCCCTTGGTAATCCACTTGCCCTCGTTGGACATCACAGGTTCCTTTGGATCATCAATAATGCTCGCCCCGTACTCGTCGATGTATCCTTCTACCGCGTAGTAACCGGGCAGGAAGAAGTTGATGAGTCCAGATGGAGTTGTACCGTTCTCGTTGCGGTCAGAGAAGTGCGAGTCATTGGCAATATCAAAGAACTGCGCTCCACCCCCTGTGTCCATGTCACCCACTGTAGAAGGCATGATGCAGAACCCTCGTATGTTCTCCCCGCGTTCAATCGCTGGCTTCATCGTGTTATACCACCACGTCGGGATGTTTTGGTCCGCCGCTTTCGCATCCGTCTTCTTCGCCGGCTCGTCACGATAAACAAATGCGATTTCCGCCTCACCGTCCGCCGCTTTCTCCGTCGAAGGCAACGGCGTGATAAAGCACTCCATTTGTTCGGGGACGATTCCCGCTCTTGCTGCTGATGCGATTGCTCCTTCATACTGGAATCGCAAACCCTCCTTTGCTTCTATACGGCCTCTGTAATAGGGGCGGAAAAAGAAAGGAAGTTTGCTTACAGGTGTTTGAATTTGTTTGATGAATATCTTGTTGACTGCCTGATCCTCGTTCATCGCCTGGATGATAAAGGTCTGGTCGGGCATATTGAGTGTACCCCATGTGCAGAAGCAACAAGCAATAGCTGTCTTTGCGATACGTCGTCCAGAAACAAAGTTGATTCCGTGAACCGTTCGCTTTCCCTTCTTTACTGTGATGTTTATGTTTGGTTCTACAAAATACTCAACTCCCATTTCGTTCATTTCGTCCACTACGTTCTTGACGTCTTGGTTTGAATACTTTGTTTTCACAACACCATCTTCGCGATATATAATCTTGTGCTTGTAGAATGCATCCTCTGTGCTGTACGCATACATGAACAGGTGGAACATCTTGCGCTGGTAATCTCTGTAGTCTGGACGGTTATTGTTTTTACCAAAATTCTTTACAGTCCAGAAGTTCAGAAAGAAATAGTTTGCTCCATTGATGTAGGTAGGTTTCCCTTTAATGAAACACCAGTACCCAACATATCTGCGCTTGATTTGGAGCTTGATCCATTCAATCTCCATCGCATAATACTTCTGATTAGACTCTACCTCCTCGTAGATGTCCTCAAGACGGACGTCTCCAACCTCCTTATACTTGGACTTGTTGGTAGCGTGCTTCTTATTGAACACAACCTCGTAGATTAACTTTATCTTCTCAGGGACCTCTTGGTACTGGAACTTTTGCTCTTTTGGGGCGATTCCATACCCGTCAACATATGTAAAAGCCTCTTCCCTTGTAACCTCTCTCTTTAAATGGTGGGAATACCACTCCTCAAGACGCGGCAGCGGAATCCTGATCGTGTCCAACTCATCGTCGTCCTCGTGGAACGTAACGTACTTATCCTCCTCGTCGTATTCGTACTTCATGGTATTACCTCCGGGAATATTTCTTTCTTCTCACGCCATACCCGCGCATAGTGTTCGGGTTGAATACCGAGGTTCTCAGCGCGTACAGAGAAGGTAATTGCTTTCTGTAGCGTGATGCTAACCTCGTCGTTCATTATCCTGCTACGGGCATCCACAAGGGTCTGTCTCCAGCTCTCAAGACCTGCCTGGAAGTTCTTGTCATCATTAGACCTGTCCACAGGCTGAGTCAAGAGTGCACGTTGCAGGGCGGCTATTCGGATGTCGGCGGTACTCATAATCGAGTAATCCTCCGAACACTGTAGGCGCGTGAACGTGATGTAACGCTCCACCGCCCAGTCTACATTCATCATGCAGAGCTGGGCGTACCCGTTGTCTGGATCCGTGTCATCAACCATGATGTTCAGCTTGTTCAGAGTATATCGTTTGCGCTGGTTGATGTCCGGATACGCATCCTTAACGGGAGTACCTGGAGCGAACATATATATGAGATATCGAACAACCTTGTCGGCGCTAACCCCTTCTGGAAGATCATCTGACCTATCGAGAATATGGGCTTGACTGGCCAAGTCCGAGAAACGGTATATTACCGACTCGTCATCTGGGATGCCTTCAATGTTGTACGATATTTTACTAAAGTCCAGTTTTATC